TGTATAAAATCATTATTTGGCGCTTGCAACACAATATATCGTTGTGCAGAACGCATTTTCGTACTATATATTGACGCACAAATATTTTTATAGTACCATTCTATTAGAACGTTCGAAAATCTAATAGAAAGGTGGTGTTTACCAATGAATATGATTCCTGTATCATCTTCTAATATTTCAAGTATTGGATACCAGAGCGGAACTCTGTACGTTTCTTTCCATAGCGGTGGATTATACGCGTACTCAGGAGTACCGGAATCTATTTATCGTGAGCTTATGTCTGCATCTTCTCATGGAAAATATTTAGCATCTCAGATAAAAGGCAGATATCCATACAAACGTATAGGTTAATCAATAATGATCAGAATCACTGCCGGACCATTGACGGATAACTTCTTATCCTGATGCGGTTCGGCATATTCTGTTTTTACACCTTCTCTTTCTTTCAGCTCTTCTACTAATTCTTTTGTAGAAATTTTTTCAAGCATCTCTACTACGCTCCTTTCTCTATTCCAAAAAGGTAATTTATTTCTACCCCCAGAGCTTTTGCGATTCTTGGAATGTCGCATGCTTTAATTAAGCGTCTGCCATTAAGCATGTCACTTAATTCCTGTGGTGTATAACCAGCATTTTCTGCAACATACAAATTTTTTAAACCTTTTTGAGCTATGATGATTTTTAATCCATTTGATAAAGGTTCATTTGCTTCGGCAATAGTCATTCTGGTATTCCTCCTTTCTGTACCTGTTTTTCTGGTATATCTGCATATTATATCAGTTTTTCTGGTTTGTCAATATGTTTTTATCAGTTTTTCTGGTTTTTTATTGACTGTACCATTTTTTTGTAGTAATATCTCAATATAAGGAGGTAGGACGATGAGTTTTGGAAGTAGATTAAGAGACAAGCGTAAAGAACTGGGGATTACACAACCAGCTTTAGCAGAAAAGTTGGGTGTTAGTCAAAGCGCTATTGGAAGCTGGGAAACAGATGTTAATTCCCCTCGCGCAACTCTTTTGTATGATTTGTTTGATATTTTACATTGTGACGCAAATTACCTTTTTCAAGATGAGACTAAACAGTTATATAAAAATGAAGCGTCCCCGGAAGAATTTGAAAATATAATAAAAAAATACCGTGAACTTGATGATCACGGTAAAGATATGGTAGATACTGTTCTGCAGAAAGAATTTGATCGTATTGCTGATATACAGAACGCAGAAGCTAAAGTTGAAATTATCGATGTTAATATGGATGATATAAAGTCGAAGTCTTCTGTAGCTGACGCATACGTTGACGATGGATCCAGTAATATAATTGATGTTAATCTCGACAAAACTACGCGCCAGTTCGATACTATTGCAGCTCATCACGAAGGCGATTGCTACACAGATGCCGAACAGGAAGAAATTCACAAATTTAAAGAATCAGTAAAAAATAAGAGGAAATAGTGGCAGATATGCCAGATGTACATTGACAATATAATATATTTACCCAGGGAACTGTTGGTCAAGCATCTACTGGTCAATGGTTCTCTGAATAAATATATTATATGTCGCCCTAAAATGTTTTTCGAACCAACATAGTATTTTACATAAGTTCAGAAAGGAGATCTTTATTATGATGTATCCATTTATGACACTCAATGATGATACAGAAATCACGCATTCTGAAATGAATTCAGATGGAAAAGTAAAAGTTTATATCGAAACTCCAGATGAAAAATATTGTTTTAAACATGCCACTTGTTGGCTTCCTGCTTATGAATGGGAAGATATCTTCCAATATTCAGATGAAGAGATTGCCCGATTTGATGAGATCATTCACTCTATGGCCCATCTGATCATGGAGTTCTCGCAGGAAGGAGGCTTCGACAATGCCTCAAATTTTTAGAATTGGTGAATACTGGATTTATTTCTGGACTAATGAAAATCAACCACTTGAGCCTGTTCACATACATGTTGCTAAGGGTGCTCCAACTGCAAATGCCACTAAAATATGGATAACCAGCACGGGACACTGCTTGCTTTGCAATAACAATTCTCGCATTCCTAATCATACTCTTCGAAATATAATGCGTATGATTGAGGCGCGGCACGATGATGTAATCCGTGCATGGCTTAAATATTTTGGTGAAATACGTTACTTTTGTTAAATTATGGTTGTACGGATTTATGTACTTCCAAAATGATATACTCGAGCGGGAGGTGTTTACATGAACTACGAAGAACTACAGATTCAGGCCTGCAAGGACGGTATAGAAATTGTCGAATATCCTTTTAATAGTAGCAATATCAAAGGTTTATATTGTGATGGTACTGTTGCGCTAAATGAAGATATGACTCATGTAGAAAAATCTTGTGTCCTGGCTGAGGAAATTGGTCATCACTGTACCAGCTCCGGTGACATTCTGGATCAGACCGACATCATGAATCGTAAACAGGAATATCGAGCACGATTCTACGGATACAATCTAAAAATTGGATTAACCGGTCTGATCAGAGCCTATGAAGCTGGTTGTAGAAACATTTTTGAAATGGCTGAATATCTGGATGCCACAGAAGAATATCTGAAAGAAGCTCTCTTATGTTATAAATCAAAATATGGCATATGTACTGCTGTTGACAATTACATAATTTACTTTGAACCATTCGCAGTGATGAAAATGATCGCTGTTGAATGAATATAAATTTTACACAATGTGAAGGAGGAAGTTTAAATGAAAAAGAAACTTTTATGCGCTATTTTAGCAGGTACAATGATTTTATCTGTACCAGTTTATGCAAAGGATTTATCTGTAACTGTCCCATCTTATGTTACCGATGCCGGTCTTTCAGATTTTCCTGATTCTCAAGAGTCCTCAACAGCAGATGACGGAAGTATGGTATATACTCTGAATAAAGATCAGCAAAAAAAATGGAAAGAATATTTGAAATCTTCCCTTGATGCTGCGATAAAAGATGTTCTCAGTGATAAAGAAACTTATCCAAATATTGAAGACATGACATATAATGATGATATGACAAAATTCAATATTAATATTTCTTCTGCTGATAATATGACAATGTCTGAAGCTTTTGTTGGATATCTTCCATTGTTTTTTGCTCCCTTGTATCAAGAAGTCAATGGAATAGATGAAGACAAAGTTGATTACAAAATAATCTCAACAGATTCTTCCACTGGAGATAAATACGAATCTGATTACAAACAAAATAAAGCAGACTGGGATTCTTCTTTCTTTTCCAACAGCTCAACTGTTTCTAGTGATACACAAAATTCTTCTGGTGAAAACGTTGACGCAATTGCTTTTGAATCAGATTCTTCATCTCTTAAATATACTGGTTTTGAAACAATGCCATATGACTCTTCATCTACAGATACTCTCGGTGTAGTAAAGTTTAATTTTTCCAATAAAAACGATTCTCCAGTCGATGCAGCATCTCAGTATAGTATAAAAGCTTACCAGAATGGAATAGAGTTGGAATGGTACGATGGAACCGGAAACGCAGCCTGCGATAATACCTATAAAACAATCCTAAAAGATGCATCTTTAGAAGTCGGTTTTGCTTTTATGCTGCAAGATACTCAATCACCTATTACTGTCTATGCATATGATGGTTATATGGGTGATGCTCCTTGCCAGATACAAGAAATAAAGATTCAATAAAATAAAAAAACCGGCCCCTGCGCCAACAGAGACCGGCTAATATCTCCGAAGAGATACCTTTGAGCAAAAATATTGTATCATCTTCGGAGCAGGCGCACAACCAGAACATTTGTGTGGCTGTTATTTTTGTACCCAATTTTACATATTTTATAAAACCGAGGTGATATCATGAGTGATCGCATTGGAGCTTTATATATACGAGTCTCCACAGATGATCAGGCAGAGCTTTCTCCTGATGCTCAGAAGCGTCTGCTGCTGGACTATGCTAAAAAGAACGCTATCATTATCTCTAATGATTTTATCTTTTCCGAGAGTGTATCCGGCCGGCATGTACAAAAGCGTCCTGAGTTTCAGCGTATGATCGGCATTGCCAAACAGCCGTCACATCCGATTGATGTGATACTGGTCTGGAAATACTCCAGATTTGCCCGTAATCAGGAGGAATCTATCGTATACAAGAGTATGCTCAAGAAAGACCACGTGGAGGTAATAAGCGTATCTGAGCCTCTTATAGATGGTCCTTTTGGTTCTCTGATCGAGCGTATTATTGAATGGATGGATGA